AATTTGCTTTAATCTCTTTAGCAAAAGCAACACACACATCATAATGAACAGCATCTGAAACACTGTCAGCGAAATCCCACCATTCACGATGTGCTTTCTTCATCATTCCCTTGTCTCCAAGTTCGTACGCACGCTGGCAAGCGACACCATGAGCCGTTGCCACCACAACATACCAGGGTGTGTCGCCATTAACGATGGCAACAATATCTTCCTTAGTAATCATTCCAATATTTCTTTCTGTTTGTATCTCCATTAGTAGAGAGTCACACACACGAGCCGAAACCCGTGTGTGCTCACCGCACTAATGCGTAACACCAAGAACGCTTGGCGTTTAGTCAATGTGTAAGAGGTCTTACACGAACCGCATGTTCTTAGCGATAGTGATAGCAGTCTTGCGCTCCACACCATTAGCAACCAACTCTTTAACCAAGTCAGCACCGTTGATAGTACGAACCTTGTAAGTAGTTGTGTCCTTAACTACTGGCTTCTTGCCAGCACTCTTGGTCTTAATGATATGAGCAATACTTGCACAAGCACTAGCACCACCGAGGATATTCTCCTCAGCCCACTCAATGTGCGACAAGTTAATACGGATAGTTTCCGCAGGACGCTCATCACACGACATTCCACGAACCGCTTTCACATGGTCATTACACCATGAACGCTTATCTTGGTCAGTCTTAATCCACTCGTTGTAGCAGTCAATGTAACTATTGACCACGCTACGACTAGCGTCACTTAATCCTTTCGCAAGTGAAATGTGTGTTGTCTTGGGTGTCGTACCCTTGCCGTTTTTCGTTGTAATTGTATTCTACTTTCACTAGTCATGTAAGAGGTCTTACACGAAGTATGTTTGTTTGTATCTGATAGCCCCACCCAGTTCCTAGACTAGGTAGGTAGACAGGCATTGTGCCTTCTACTAATAGTTTCTACGCCTAATACACGCATTTGGTGTATGTGCTAGAAGGCTCACAGATACAGGCGCACACGACCTAGGGGAGTACGGCCCCCCTGCCGCCCACATGTATAAGGGACTCCTCTTGCGTAGGGAGCGAGCTACACGTTTTATAGGAAGGGTGGTTTGGGGCACACAGATAGGGGCCGCCTTGTTTCAGTAGGGACCCTGATTTGTATTTGCTATATGTGGTATGGTTTTTGTGGGGTTTGGATAGGCCCTAGCAGTCCCATTTGCGCAGTGCTAGTGTCTTGCGTGTGGGTTTCCCGTTTGGTTTGGTTGCTGGTCCTGGCATTCCGCCCATGCGTGCGCAGAATGATTTTCTGCGTGCAGCTGATTTGGGGGATTTGGAGGCTTGTTTGGCTGAGACGGGTGGCTTTAGGGTGCCGCCTGTTTGGGCTTTGTAGGATGCTCGTCCTTTGGCGTTTAAACCGCCTGCTGGGTTTTTGCCTTCGGATCGTGTCCAGGCTGCGGTTTTGGGGGTGGCTTTCTTTTTGGCGGGTGCCTTCTTAGCTGCCATGTTGTTCTCCTAGTATTTCTATAGATGTGATCCATCCCAAAGGGACGTGGTTAATATCCCCAACACACTCAGGTGTGGGAAGTTCAGATTCAAACAACGTACCCACCAAAGTTATGTATCCAGGCTGGCAATCTTTCCAGTATCGTCCTAAGGTTGTAGCTGTGGACTCTTTGGGCTCATAGTCGTTTGTGTCATGCCAACCTGAGGATGGACTGTAAGCGTCCTTCCATTTAATTCGCAGTTCAGTCCACTCAGGAATCTGTTGTATCTGCAATATTGTTTCCATGATTCCTACTTCGTACTAGTACGGGGCTACGCTTATGCTCGCCCCGATGTATATGCTAACGGGTTACAACCACCCTTAGGTGGTTTTCTTGTTTCCCCCCCTATAGTCCCCCCCATCGTAACCTGAGAACCATTCTCACATTTAGGTTACGATTATGACGTATAAAGTATGAGAGAAGAACTTATTCTTACGCCTACACAGCAGAGATATCTTGACTGGTTATGTACGCCTCCTATGGAGCGTGTCCCTAATTCCAAGAATCGTATGGCTGTGGAATTGGATGTTGATGTTAAGACGTTGCGACGTTGGGAGAAGAAGGCTGCCTTTCGTGAGCAGTGGCAGGCCAGGGTGGATGACATTCAGGGTTCTCCAGAGCGTACTCAGGGTGTTCTGGACGTTCTGTATGCTAAAGCTATTGAGGGTGATACTAAATCGGCTCAGTTGTACCTGCAGGCTACTAATCGTATGGCTCCGCCTACGATTGAGGTTCGTAATGATCGCAAGACTTCTGATTTAACAGATACAGAGCTTGACGAGTTGATTGCTGCTATGGCATCCAGGGAGAAGGAGTCTCGTACTCTTCGTGTTGTGTAATGGATTTGGAGGAGTGCGATCGCTGTGGCGAGGAGTACCCCCAGACTTGGGTTGGTTGCCCATATTGTGATAGTGGCGAGAAGCCACATTTCAAACTTGATAAGGATGATTTTTGGAATTAAATGAATTATTGCAGGAACGTGAGTGGCGTTTATGCAAAGGACCTGATGATGCGTCCCCTTCTGACTTGGCTGATGCTTTCGAGCATTTCTGTTCTACGTATTGGTTCATCAGACATCCTGAGCGTGGGCGTATCTTGTTTGAGATGCGTGAGGCACAGACAGAGACTGTTTATGCTTGGATAGCCAACCGTAACAGCATTGTGTTAAAGGCTCGTCAGATTGGGTTTTCTACTTTGGCTGCTGCTTTTGCTTTTTGGGAGGTTTTCTTTTGGCCTGATCGTTTTGAGGTTATGCTTAGCCGTACGGAACGTGAGGCTGCTAAGTTGCTTCAGAAATCTAAGTATGGATATAAGATGCTTCCTGATTGGATTAAACAACGGGGGCCTGGTTTAGCTTCTGAGAATCAGTTAAGGATGGTGTTTGCTAATGAGTCTGCTCTTGAATCTCTTCCTAGTGGTAATGACCCTGCTCGTGGTGAATCCGTGTATCGTGTCTTTATTGATGAGATGGCGTTTCTTCCGAACTCTGAGGAAGCCTGGGCATCTATTGAACCTATTGCCGATGTGGGTGGTCGTATCGTATGTCTATCCACCGCTAAAGGTGAAGGGAACATATTTCATCGCCTTTGGGTTGGGTCCCAGAATGGAACGAATGATTTTAAGGGCATTTTCTTTCCGTGGTCGGCGGGCGATCGTGATGAGGCATGGTACGAGGTAAAGAAGGCGCAGCTTCCTGATTGGCAGCTTGCGCAGGAATATCCTAGCGACCCTGATGAGGCTTTTGTTCGTTCTGGTCGTCCTGTATTTGACCTTGATGTTCTTAGGGCTTTGGAGATTGTTGAGCCTGACCGTGGACATTTGTATTTGGATAACCATCTTGAGTTTAGGCGTGATGGTGGTCCACTTTCTGTTTGGGCTCCTCCAGAAGCTGACGGGGTTTACTGTATTGGTGCTGACGTTGCTGAAGGTTTATCTTATGGTGACTATAGTGTTGCCCATGTTATTGACGCCACCAACGGTAACGTTGTGGCTATGTGGCATGGTCATGTGGATCCTGACTTATTCGGTTCTGATGTTCTCATGGACTTAGGTGACTGGTACAATGGGGCTTTGATTGGTGTTGAAAACAACAACCATGGTTTAACTACACTGAAAGCTTTACAGCGTACTGGGTATAGAAACATATACAGACAGCGACGCCTTGCTAGTCGCAATCCTCAGGTTACTGAGATTCTTGGTTGGCGTACCACTTCTGCTTCTAAACCTTTGGCTATCGACGAACTATCTAAAGCGTTGCGTGATGGTGAGCTTGGTTTGTCTTGTGCTAGGACTGTGGCTGAGTTGCGTACGTTTATTCGTGAAGATAACGGCAAAATGCATGGTTCACCTCATGACGACCGTGTCATGTCTTTAGCTATTACTAATCAAATGTTGAAACATGTTTGGCTTCCTGAGTATGCACCCAGTTATTCTCCCGCTCCCTATACTATGGACTGGTTTGCTGAGCGTATCCCTAAAGAGAAGAAAGAAAAACTTGTTATTGGTTCTTTCAACACCAGAAAGTAACGACTATCATCTATAGTATGGCCTCTTTTCTATGTGATCAATGTTTAACTGCGTTTGTTGAGGACTCTTTGCCTCGTCGTGGTTCTGTTTGCTTTAAATGCCACCTAAAAGGTATTCGTATTGGCTTCACTCAAGGTAAAGAAGAGTTTAAGGGTCCTACTATTGGTGAGCGTCAACGCAAAACTGTTGCGGACGCTGCTGCCAAGGGTATTGTGGCTGAACCTGTCGGACAGCGGTGGGTGTAGATTGTCATGGAGTCTTGGATTGTTCCAGTTTTGGTCGCCATCATTGGAGGTCCATTAATGGTTCTGATGCAAGTTCTACGTAAAGAGAACACAACCCAACATGCCGAAGGTCAATCACTTCTTAGAGAAGTTATTTCCAAGGTAGACAATGTAGGAACTAAGATTGACAACCATATTGGTTGGCACGATGGAAAGAAGGAATCATGAAGATTACTAAAGAACAAAAATGCGCATTTGCATCGTACGTACGTGCCTCACTAGCTACAGTTCTTGCTGTTGTATTAGCTGGAGAGACATCACCTAAAGCTCTTGGAAGTGCTGCAGTTGCAGCCTTCCTGCCACCAATTGTTCGCTGGCTTAACCCAGGAGATGCAGCGTTCGGAAGGACCAAATAAACAATGGCTCCAAGACCAAATAAAGATGTTCTGGCGGATTACCGCAAGAAAATAGATCACTCACGCAAATGGCGTAAGGAAGAAAAATACGACAAGCTTTGGCGGCGAATGATTGACTTATACAAAGGGAAACATTTCAACGACATGAGCGACGAAGATCGGATGCTTATAAATGTTTCTTTTTCTACTATTAATGTTATTGGGCCCAGTGTTGCTGTCAATCACCCCAAAATTACTGTTGGAGCACGAAAGTCTGAGGATGGCGATAAAGCAATTATCACTGAAGCTATTGTCAATTATTGGTGGCGTCATTTTGATTGTCAGAAACAGCTTCGTCGTGCTGTTGACGACTATCTCATTATTGGTCACGCATGGATCAAAGTGGGTTACCGCTTTGTTGAAGAAGAAAAACTAAAGAAGATCACCACAGACGAAAACGCCGAAGTTGCAGACCCAGACCAGGGTATATCTATGGAAACAGAAATAGTTGTTACAGAGGACCGTCCTTTTGTTGAGCGTGTTTCCCCGTTTGATATTCTTATTGATCCAGATGCTACTTGTGTTGAGGATATGAAATGGATTGCGCAACGCACACGTCGCCCAATGGTTGAAGTACGCAATGACCCACGATACATCTCCAAGTCCCGCAAAGACGCACAAGCAAGTCATTATTCTAAATGGTCAGCCGAGGACGGCAAGCCTCGTCAGTCTCGCCAAGAAGATGACGCTTATGTTGACGTGTGGGAATACTACGACATTAAACGACAGACCATGGCTGTGTTCTGTGACGGTGGAGACGCCTTTCTAATTAACCCAGTTAAGATGCCTTACGCTTTTGGTCATCCTTTTGTGATGATGCGCAACTATGACATTCCCGAGCATTTCTACCCTATGGGCGAACTTGAAGCTATTGAACCTCTACAGTATGAGTTGAATGCTACACGCTCACAGATGATGAACCATCGTAAGCGTTTCTCACGCAAGTGGCTATACAAGGAATCAGCATTTGACCAAGATGGTCGTGCAGGTTTGGAATCTGACGAAGATAACGTTATGGTACCTGTTGTATCTGATGAACCTCTTAGCGCTGTTGTTATGAACATGCCTGCTGTGGTTAACCCACCAGACATGTACAACGTGTCTAGCATGATCCTAAGCGATATTGACCGTATCTCTGGTGTTGCTGAGTTCATGCGGGGAGGCTCATCTGAGATTAGCCGTACCGCTACAGAATCTGCCATGATGCAAGACGCCATGAACGCTCGTACGTCAGATAAGCTTGCAGAAGTTGAACGTGTTATTGCTGGATGTGCCAAGCGCCTCATTGGGCTTGCGCAACAGTATATGACTGGTGATCATGTTGCTCGTGTTGTTGGTTCTAGTGCTATGCCTATTTGGGTTAACTTTGACCGTGACTATATCCTTGGGGAGTTTGATTTTGAAGTTGAAGCTGGGTCTACGCAACCTGTTAATGAATCTTTCCGTCGCCAGATGGCACTACAGATGGTTGATGCTATGGCGCCGTTTGTTGGCGCAGGTGTTGTGGACATGGCGGCGTTAGCTCGCCACGTTCTGCAGTTTGGTTTTGGTGTTAAAGCACCTGAAGCATTTATGGCTCCACCACCACAACCTGGTGCTGTTGGCCCTGATGGGCAGCCAGTTCCTGGCGCTCCACCAGCGGAACCACCTCCACCTCCTGAACTTCCTGGCATGATTCCAGGTATGGATCAGGTTGCTACTGGCGGTATGCCACAGCCAAGTTCTATTCCGCCACAAGTGTTAAGCATGATTGCTGCACAAACTGGTGGTTTACCAAACACACAAATGTAACAAAAACTACTACTATAGAGCAACCTTAGGGACTCTGGAGAAAATATGGAAACTGAAAATTTTGATTCAGAAATTGTTGACCCCATTGAATATGATGGACAAGTTGATGGTGGAGATGAAGTTGCGGAACCTACAGAATACGAATATCTTGATACTGATCAATACGCTGACAAATACGTCAGGGTAACTATTGATGGTGAAGAGGTTGAAGTACCTTTTGGTGAAGCTGTTTCGGGTTATCAACGTCAAGCGGATTATACCCGCAAGACACAACAATTAGCTGAAGAGCGTAAAAGCGTTCAATTTGCAGCGGCAATCCAACAAGCGTTGGACAATGATCCGAATGCAACTATTGATCTACTGAAAAGCCACTATGGTCTAAATGAAATAGATCCTTTTGAAGAGGATGACATTTTTGCAGATCCAATGGAGAAACAGTATCGTCAACTTGATAGTCGTCTAAAGTCCTTTGAGGACCAGCAGGCGTTTAACGAGTTGGAACGTAATTTAAACAATCTACAGCAGAAATACGGTGAGGATTTCGATGCTAACGAAGTTGTCGCCCAGGCTTTAGCCGTGGGCTCTACAGATTTAGAATCAGTGTATAAGCAGTCAGCTTTTGACCGCATGTACGCTCGGGAACAAGCATCACGGCAGATACAGGCTAACAAAGCTAAGCAGGAACAAGGAATTGTTCAAGCCAAGCGTTCTAGCGGTATTGTGGCTGGTGGTTCTAGTGCTCAGGGAAACTCAGTGGATTCACAACCTATATCATCTCTAAGGGATGCCTTTACGGCGGCTAAACAGCAGCTTGGCATTTCCTAGAAACTTTTCCTAGGAGGAACTACTATGGCAGTTAATGCTAACTTTGATGCACTGTTGTCAACAACACTTGCAAACTACCGTGACAAGCTCACGGACAACGTGTTCACAGCACGTCCACTTACTTATTGGCTTATGGACAAGGGCCGTATCCGCACCGAATCGGGTGGTACGAAAATTGTTGAGCAGCTCATCTACGGTAAGAACACTACTGTTGCACCATACGCTGGTTACGACACTATTTCTTTGACCGCACAAGATGGTATCTCGGCTGCTGAATACGATTGGAAGCAGTATGCTGCTTCAATCTCGATCAGTGGTATTGAAGAAGCCAAGAACAACGGAGAGCATGCTATCATTAACTTGCTTGAAGCTAAAATCATGCAGGCTGAAGAGTCAATGCGTGAAGGTTTTAACCTTATGTTCTTTGGTAACGGTACAGATACTCTTGGTGCAGCTGGTGCTGACTCAGGTAAGTCTTGGAACGGCCTTGGCAACATTGTTGAGTCTGGTAACACCGTTGGTGGTATTAACTCAGCTACTGCTGGTAACGAGTTCTGGCGTTCATACGAACAGAACACTGCTGAAGCTTTGTCGCTTGCAAACATGACCACTGCTTATAACAGTGCTTCTGTTGGTAGTGACCATCCTGACGTTATCCTTACTACTCAAACATTGTTTGAAAAGTACGAATCATTGTTGACGCCTAACCTTCGTTATGCTGATACAAAGACTGCAGATGCTGGATTCCAGAACTTGCTGTTCAAGGCTACACCAATCATGTACGATACAGCTTGTACCGCAGGTGTTGTGTACTTCTTGAACTCTAAGTACCTCAAGCTTGTTGGTCACACCGACAAGTGGTTCTCACAGACTGAATTCGTTCGTCCTGAGAACATGGATGCCCGCTATGCGCTCATCATGTGCTATGGTAACCTTGTCTGCTCAAACCGAGCAAAGCAAGGCAAGCTGACTGCAAAGACAGCCTAAATAGCTATTGGAAGTTGGGGGGCGCAAGCCCCCCTCTTTTAAGTATTTTTTAATTTTAATAATAAAGGAGTAGCTATGGCTGCAAAAGATAAAAACGGTCCTGGAAACAACAAGGCGTACATGCCAGTTCCTAAGGGCTACAAAGGTAATTGGAATGTTCCTAAAGGAACTCCGTGGAAAAAGGATTCTCCTTACAACCCAGCAAACTCTCCTTCTGCCAAGAAGGCTGCAGAAGCAAAAAGTCAAAGGGATGCCGTTGCTGCACGAAAAGCAGCAAATGCTAAAGCTTCAGCAAATAAAGTTGCTGCTTCATACAAATCTTCTGATGACAAGATGATGACTATGGCTAAACAAGGTCGGGCTGTAACTGTTGCAAAAGCAAAGCAAATGGCTAGTCCAACTAGTCGTGTAACAAAAAAGCCTGCTGGATATAAGCCTGCAGTAGCGCCTAAGGGTATTACTCCTAGTGATCGTCGTGGTTCAATGGACAACATCAAGCGTGCTGCACAAACTAATCGTGCAAACAAAGCTGCTTCGGCAAAAGCTAGTGCTTCCCGCACAAGCAAAAGCGTTGTAACGGGTGCAGCTAACAAAATGAGGCGTTTCTCTTAAACAAGTAACAGATCCGTATAGGGTATGACCTTTAAAACTGTTAACGCCCTATACGGAACCCTTGTTGGTGGTAGCCTGCCTGTAAACCAGTCTGCTACCTCTAAACTACAAATTGGTGGACTGCCCTACGTTGGTCGTCAACGTTGCATAGCCAACGATGACACCTGCGAAGGTCCTAAAGCCAAAGGAACCGAATACTGCATCGGGCATTTACGTGCCAACACAAAGAAAGAAGCTGAATGAGCACAACTGCTGAACTTAAAGATTTTGTTTATGAAATTTTAGATCTTGACGCTGCTGACCTGCCAACCTCTTTGGTGTATAAGTATTTGAAAGATGGGTTCCAGCGTGTAATCAATCTTGAACGCCGTTGGCCGTTTCTTGAAACAACCTATGCGCTTAACACGATCGCCAGTCAGCGTGACTACGCTATTTCCACTATTGGTAATGGCGACATGCGTGAAATAGTCTCCATCGTAGACACCACAACCAGCGGAAACAGACTGTCTGTTATATCTCTAGATGAAGCCGAGAACGTTTGGCATGGATCGTTTGACACACCTAGTCGTCCTTTGTTTTTTGCTGAATGGAGCGAAACAATAAAACTGTATCCTAAACCCGACACTGCGTATGCTTTGACTGTTCGTGGATATCGTAAACCTAGTTATTCTCCTTTTGTCACAACAACCTTAGAGGTTGATTGTGATGAGCGTCTACATCTTGCCATTGCCTACTATGCTATCTCTCAGGCTTACAAGCGTCAGGAAGATAACGAGATGGCTAGCATATACAAGCAGTCCTTTGAGGAGGCTGTTTCTCTTGCTCGTAAGGATATGATGCGTGCTTCTGGTCATCGCCCTATGATTATGTCTAGAGGTGCTGCACGTCCGTCTGAGCATTACTGGTTACAGTCTCTTGGTAGAACGCTAGGTCAGTAATGGCTACTAATCTTAGAGTTCTTCGTCAGGACGATTTCACTGGTGGGTTGAATCTTCGTGCTGACCAGTTTCAGTTGGCTCCTAACGAGTCACCTAAAATGCTTAATGTCGAGATTGATCCTCGTGGTGGTATTTTTAGTCGTGGCGCTATGCGTCGCACAAACACTAGTCCTATTACTCCTACTAACTGGAATCCTACTAGCTTGTATTCGTTTTTTGCTTCAACCCACAGGTTGATGCTTTCTACTGGTTATAAGGCTTCTGTTAATGGTGACGTTTTTTGGTCTAGTAACTGTTCTTCTTATGCTAGTCTTGCTATTCCTGTGACTAGTTCTTTTGGTGCTTCTTTTGCTTCTTGGGGTGAGGATCTTTACATTACTACAGGTTCTGGCAGTGTGTCGTACAAGTGGGATGGTACCACTAAGACCGCTTTGACTGCTTCTGGTCCAACATTTCAAAACTCCTACACTTCTCCCACTTTGCCTGCGGTGTTTTTTCCCAAGGCTGAGCATACTGTTACTCATGCTGGAAAGATATTTGTTGCATCTACAAACGAGAACGGTGTTGCATATCCTAACCGTATCAGATGGTCTCACCCTAACCTTCCTGGTAACTGGGCTGCTGATGACTATATAGATATTAATACTGGATCTGTAGGAATTACAGCTCTTGCTGTTTTCTCTGGTCATATTGTTGTTTTCAAAGAAGATGCAGTGTTTGCTATTTTTGGTTATGATTCAGACACTTTTCAAGTTGTTGAGGTTTCACGTTCTGTTGGTGCTGTAAATCCTGGTTCTGTTGCAACTACAGAATCTGGTGTTTATTTCTATTCACACCCTGATGGTTTAATGCTTTACAATGGTAATGGTATTGTTGACTTGTTTCAGCCTTTGCGTCCCGCTTTGGTTAATGGTTATGTTAACTCTGCAGCAACAAACGCCATTAACGTAAACTACGTTAATCGTCGTGTTTGGGTTTCGGTACCATACAGTGAAACAACAAGCGCAACCACGCCGACCGTTTCTTTTGTATATGATAACACAGTAAACAAGTCTGGTGCTTGGCTGATGTTTTCTTCTTATGATGGTTGTGGTATTTCTGCTGGTTTAACCTTCACACAAACAGACGGAACAACTAAGCATATTGTTGCCCACCCTACGCAACCGTACACATTGACCGTAGATAACTACGGCAATGCTTTGGACAATGTTAATGGTGTTGATAACCAGTTTACTAGTCGTTACCGTACACGGTGGTTTGATGCTGGTTCGTATGCTCAAAATAAAATGTTCAGACGTCCTAGTTTAGTTGTTAAGCAAACACCTTCTGCTTCTCAGTTGAATGTTGTTGTTTATGGCAACTATGAAGAAGCTGAAGATGGAGAAATGAAACAGTATGTTATTGATATACCAGCATCTGGTGGTAGCATGTTATGGGGTTATTCTCTTTGGGGTTCTGCTACTTGGGGTGCTGCAAACCCTGGATCTCAAGTTGTTAATGGTCGAAGTGTTGGACTTGCAAAGTCTGTACAGTTAGAATTTGTTGGTTCTCCAGCACAAACGTGGGGTGTCAATAGCTTCACATTAAAGTATAATCCTAGAAAGGTTAAAGCATAATGGCTAGTTTAAGTATTCCAAACTCATTTACAAACAACACGGTAGCCAGTGCTACTGAGGTTAACGCAAACTTTACATCTGTAAAAAGTTTTGCCGAGTCTGCTGTTGTTCAAGTTGATGGTTCTGTTCAGGCTCCTACTGTTGCTATTGCAAACTTGGCTGTCACTACAGCAAAGATTGCTGATCTGAATGTTACTACGGCTAAGATTGCTGATGCTTCTATTACTGTTGGCAAACTTGCTTCTGGTGTTCAAATGTCTGGGCCTACTGGCGCAACAGGTGCTACTGGCCCTACTGGTCCTACTGGTCCTGCTGGTCCTACTGGTCCTACTGGTCCACAAGGTGCTACTGGCGCAACTGGTGCAACGGGCCCTGCTGGTCCAATTACGGACTCTTTAACAATTTCTCAAGGTACTGGTAGTGGTATTGGTGTTCATGTCGTGCGTGGTTTGTATCAAGCGAATTATGACGCATACCGAACAACCAATGGTGCAGGCGGTATTAACTTTGCTGTTGATTATACAGGAAGGGTTTTTCACTCTGGATTGACAGCAATATCTGACAGATACAAAAAACAGAATATTGAAATTGCAGACAAAGCAAGCCTTGTACATGCCATCAACAATCTTGTTCCAAAGACTTTCAACTGGATTGACAACCCAGAAGAAAACCAAATTGGTTTTATAGCTCAAGAAGTGCAGGAAGTTATGCCTATTTCAATTAATGAACATAATGGCGTTCTGGGAATTGACTACAACGTACTAGTGACAGCATTGGTTGCTAAGTGCCAAGACCTGGAAGCACGACTGGCAGCGTTAGAAGCTAAATAATGGCTACAGAAACACCAAGGAACAATCCACCAATACAAGGATGGACCGCACCGCTGCTAGAACAGTTGCGTTCTGCAGACGCACGCACCCTGCAGCATGTTTTCACATCATTAAAAGATTACCTAGGTGGCGTACAACAAACCATCAGCTCAAACTATTATGATCTAAATATCGGGTCTGTATCTGCGGGAACAGCTGGCGCATCTATCACAGGAACATTCCCAAGTCAAACATTAAATCTAACGTTGCCTACGGGTCCTACTGGACCAACAGGTCCTACAGGTCCTGCTGGTTCTTCTGGCTTTTCTTCTTTAAATCTTGATGGTGGACACCCAGATTCTATCTATGGTGGAACACCTCTTATTGATGCGGGGTATGCATAATGGCTGTAGTAATTCAACATCGTAGAGGAACCGCAGCACAATGGACTGCTGCTAACCCTGTTTTGGCGCAAGGCGAACCAGGATACGAATACGACACAGGAAAATTCAAAGTAGGTAATGGTGTAGTTGCGTGGAACTCTTTGCCATACTCATCTGGTATCCAAGGAGCTACAGGCGCAACAGGAGCACAAGGTATTCAAGGTATTCAAGGACCAATAGGAAATACAGGTTCTACAGGTCCTACTGGAAACACAGGAGCAACAGGATCAACGGGAGCCACTGGTCCAACTGGGCCTATAGGACCTACGGGTTTGACAGGTGCTACAGGTCTTACTGGTGCTACTGGCCCTACAGGTGCCACAGGAGCCACTGGGACGGCCGCTACGGTCACTTTAGGTTCAACTACGACTGGAGCTGCAGGGTCTGCTGTTTCTATCTCAAACAGCGGTACAACAGCTGCTGCAATACTTAACTTTACTATCCCTAGAGGCGATACTGGCGCTACAGGACCTACGGGTCCTACGGGTCCTCAAGGTATTCAGGGTATAACTGGTGCTACGGGACCAATTGGTCCTACGGGTGCTACGGGAGCAACGGGTGCTGCAAGCACCGTTCCTGGTCCTACTGGTCCACAGGGTCAGTCGTCTACTTTTTATAACTACCAAATTAAAACTAGTTCTACTAGTGGTAATCCTTTAAGTGGACACATTTCATACAACAATGCTACACAAATTAGTGCTACACAGATACAGATCAACCATTTAGATGATCTTGGTAACGATATTGATTTGTTTCTTAGTTTCCTTAAAACTGGTGACAAAGTTTACATTCAGGATCAAAACAACTCTGCCAATAGTCAAACGTGGACTGTTAGTGGTACCCCAACTGATTATGGTAACTCGTATCTTGACATTCCATTAACTTATGTTTCTTCTAGCGGTGTAGGAACAACAAACTTTAGCAATAATCATCAGGTTATTTTTGTTATTGCACCTATTGGTATTCAAGGAGCTACAGGAGCTACAGGAGCGACTGGTGCTACGGGTCCTACGGGTCCTACGGGAGCGACTGGTCCTCAAGGTCCTCAGGGTATTCAAGGCGTGACTGGTGCTACTGGTGCTGCTTCTACTGTTCCTGGTCCTACGGGTGCTACGGGCCCTCAGGGGCCTGCTGGTCCTACGGGTTTAACTGGTCCTACTGGTTTGACTGGCAACACTGGTCCTGCTGGTCCTACTGGACCAACAGGAGCAACAGGTACTGCTGGGGCTACTGGTGCTACGGGAGCTACTGGTGCTACTGGTCCTGGTGTACCAACTGGTGGTAGCACTGGTCAGATTCTTTCAAAGATTGATGGTACAAACTACAATACACAGTGGATCACTAATAATCCTGCTACGACTTTGGTTTCTTTAACTGATGTTGGTCCTTGGTCTAGTGCAGCATACGCCATTGGTGATACTGGTCCTGCTGGTGGAATTATTTTTATAACACCAACCACTTTTGGTAATACAACAGGTAAGTACTTTGAGTCTGCCCCAGTAGCACAAGCAGTACAGCGTGCATGGGCACAAACAGCATATCAAAGCACAGCAGTAACTGGTGCCGATAATATAACCATTGGTTCTGGACAACAAAATACAAACGATATTATTGCTCAAGGAAACACAAACTCAGCCACTAGTGCTGCTGCTTTTGCTGATGCGTTTACTTATGGTGGTTTTTCAGATTGGTATCTTCCATCTAAAAACGAATTAACAACATTAAATAAACAACTTGATGCGTCTGGAATTTATACCCAGTATCGTATTGGTTATTATACTGATTATTGGAGTTCTACAGAAAATTCTAATTATGGACCAAGTGATGCATTTACATACACCTTTGGTAGTTATGCTTATAGCGGTTCAAGTTCTAAAAGTAACTCTAACAACTATGTTCTTCCTATTCGTAGTTTTGTTAGTACGCCAGCATCTGTTCCTGCACAAAATGATTATTTAAAATATAACGGAACTGACTGGATTAACTCGCCTATTAATAATGCTTCTCCACAGGTTTACGGATTTGTCAAGGGATCAACTGGTGACTATAACGATTCATTAAGTTTTGGTTACTATGCGGGTACAAGCAATATCTCATTGTTGCAAGTTGGTTCTTCAAATACTTATGTTTTTACTTTGATTGGTACAACATTTGCAGCAAAATTTGCTGGTACTGATTATGCTGATTTTGATTATAGTTATTTTATTGGAAAAGAAACGCAAGTAATGAGTTATGGTACTCCTTATATGCAAGTATCTGGAAAAGTTACTGCCGTAACTGCAAACACAATAACTTTTAAAGCGTCTAGTGTAGGCGGTACTGGTACCGACCCCGCTACTAGTTATTTTGGTTTTTATGTTCCTCAAAACACTTCTGGTGGATGGGGAAATACTCTTCTTGGACGAGACGCAGGAATTGACATATTAAATAAGGACGCTGATACTGATACAAGAAACACTGCCATTGGTGACAAAGCGTTAACAAAAACCAATCTCAATGTTGGTTATGACATTTCAAGTTACGACAATGTTGCCATTGGTTCAGAGGCAGGTACAAACACTGCTGGTAACGCCAATATTTTCATTGGTTCCAAAACAGGCAATTACAATTATGGCCCAACAGCCACTAAGCAGTTTTCTAACATGATTTGGATTGGTCCTCAAGTTGGAAACAATGTTACAACTGGAAAAAGTAACATTACTCTTATAGGCAATTTTGATACTACTCCAATTGCTAGTGGAGAGACTGGTATTGGTGTTAATGGTTATCTTGGATTGCATCTTAGAGCAAATAGAAACTTGACCATACCTGCACAATACACCTACAATGGTGACCAAGCAGGCGGAGCAGCAGCAACTTATAGTGGTGGCAATGTTATACCTTATAACAATGTTGTAAATAATGGCAGCAGATTCAACACAAGTAACGGTCGTTTCAACATGGATATTGCTGGTTATGTTCTGTGCTCGTTTAACTCTCTTATTGCCAGACCTAACAACACTGCTCATGCTTATGTTGAGTTTCAGGTAGATGGTGTAAGAAAATCAGTCAGAACTCACACTATGTATGACGTAGGTGGAAACTACACTGCTTTAAACAACACGGCTATTGTGTATTGTCCAGCAAATAGTTACGTTACTTGTAATTTATGGACAATAGGTGGTGCCTTTGCTTACGCAGACTATTACGGTTCTGGCTTAACATTTAGATATTTAGGATAGGAGAACCATGAATACTTTTACAATAACACTTACAGACGTGCAATTAAAAGCATTAGCTTTTGATGTACTTGACCCTCAAGACTGGATCGAAAATGCAGTCTATGAAAGATGTCGTGTGGCGATGGAAGAAATCTTTAAACAAGAGGTTGCTCGCATGTTGGCTGACCCAGAAACAATTTCTATCCCTGCTGACCGTGAAGCAGTAGTTTTGTCTGCTGATATCAAGACAGCTGCAGAGGTTCATGCTGAACGCATGATTGCCCCAATCGAAATTCCACCTGCTCCGCCTGTAACAATAAACACTATATAGAGGATATGTATGAGCGACACAAGTAATTTTGACTACCTAGGGTATGGTAAGCGTAAGCGGGCAGCTGGCAGCCAGTATGGCGCCAAAGCAGCCCAGTCTGCCTATAGTCAGTTTCTGTCTCAACAGCGTGGGAACCGCAAAGTGTTTGATATTAACAAACAGTTTGAACAGGCAGCCCCTGGGGTTGTTGGCAGTTTTACTAAGCGTGGCTTGGCTGGTCCTGGTGTGCAGTCTGGTGTCTATAGCAAGGGTTTAACTGATTTTGCTAATCAGAAAACTGAGTCAATAAACAACAGCCAGATGGATACTGCTGGTGAAATTCAACAGTCTAAACTTGGTGATGCTTATGACCTGGCTGCTTACCAGTCTGAGTTGGAAGCTTTGGATTTTGAGAAACAAAGTAATATTGCAAATACAGCAGCGTCTTTGACTGCTTGGAAACCGTTTTTAGGAGCGTAATTATGGCACCAATAGTAATCCCAGGTAAAGGGTATAAACAAACAGGCAAAGGTTACAAGCAGACAGCTGTTAAGCCTCGTGCTGCTACTGATCGCACTGTGGCTAAGCCTGCAGCAACCAATAAACCAGATCCTGTTGCAAGTTATGGTCCTACTAGTCGTGTTACAAACAAAAAACTTGAAGATAAAGCTAATTCTAGATTGGTTGGCCAGTCTGAACTTGATGCTATCCGTAAGAAGTCTGCTGCTGAAGCTGCTGCTGCCGCTGCTGCTGCTGGTGGTGACGGTGGTGGCGGTCGTAATCCTTTGAATGATTACACTCAGCAACTTCAATCACTTCTCAGGGGTGGTTCTTATGCTGATCCTTATAATGGTTTGCTTGAAAAAATTAAAGGTCTTTATGGTACAGCACAAACTGATTTGACAACAAATCAAAATGCTGCCGTAAGTAGTCTTGAGGGTTTGTATGGTGATCAAACGTCAAGTTTGGCTGGAATAAATACTCAGGCTGGTAATACTATTAATTCTTCTATGGATAGTTTAAAGACGATGCTTGAGGGACAGGCTAATCCTTATGCTAATTTGCAGGCCGAATCTGTTACTCCTACTGCGCAGTTGTCATCGTTTCTGCAGGGTCAGAACGTTGGCAATCAGCAGACACAGGACTACGCTCAGGTGTTGAATGCACATAACGCTGGTTCTGCTGGTGCGTTTAATAATCTTGCTAGTGTTATGCGTAGTATTGCTGGGGCTAATCAGCAGGGTGCTATTTCTGATGTTGCTGTTCAGCGTGATGCTTCCACTCGTCAACTTGCTAATCAAAACGCAGCGGCTGGTACTCAGTTAAAGCAAGGTTTGCTTGCTGATAAGTTAAAACTTAACCAAGGATATCAGCAGAATCAGTTTGATTTGTCTAAGGGTCTTTTGGGTGCTGAACAAAGTGTTCAACAGAATAGTCAAAGTCAGCAAAGTGATTTAATTCAACAGTTGATGGCTGCCATTGCTAAGGGTGGCGTTCCGAAGAAGGGAAGGTTGTTCTAATGACACCGCAAGAAATGCAGTTGCTTTTGGAGTTTGCTGCCGCTAGAAAAGGAAACAAAAACGTTAGTGGTGTTTTGAATAACATGGATAGCGAGATGCTAGCAATCATGGCTGGTGCTTACGATCCACGTACTGCTGAACAGTCTGGTCCTGGCAGTGGTCCTTACTGGTCGAGATATTCACAGTCTGAAAATCCCATCATTCAGGATGTTATTTCCAAAATAACCAGTGGTGCAGATAAGTTTCAGATTAGTAGTTATATTGATTCTATTGCTGCGCCAGGTGTAGATTTGGGTGGTTTTCAGGTTGCTGATTTAAAGGGTGTTGCTGGCGAGTTGTATAAGGAATACACTGGAACTAGCACTGATTCTTCTAGTTCTAAAAACAAGACCGCAACTCAAAAAGCTGGTATACCTAGCCCTTTAGAGTTGTATGATACTTCTACTGTTCCTCTTGCTGCTGCAAATGAATTGTATATCAAGAAACTTCAGGACGATTTAGTACCTAAGGTTAAAGGTTATGGAGATGCCCAATACCAGGTTAATGTTGCACGAGAAAATCTTGCTAGATATGCAGATTCGGGTAAAGACAAAGGCGGTCAAAATGCTTTTGGTGGTCCTTACGTTATTCCAGGTAAGGGTTTTGTACAGCCAGGTAAAGGATACAAGCAGACTAAGAAAAACGAATTTGGTGGACCTTACGTTATCCCAGGCAAGGGGTATACTGTTGATGGTAAAAAGTTTAGCGACAAACCCTCTAAGGGAGTTAAGGGTTACGACAAGAAAGCTGCCAAAGCATATGACGATGCTATGCAGGTAATGTTAGATATGGAAGGAAATGCCAATGCTGCTAAGCAGCGTGAGCAGGCTGTCCGTGAGGGTCAAATGGATTATGCTAGGCAGAGTGGGGCTACTCCTACTACTGACGCCATGAAAATGATCATGAAGTTCATTTCTTCGTCTAAGTAACGAAAAGTCTTACAGTATATGGCTAATCCTTATAATGACCAGCGTTACGCAATGGCTAGGGCCATGCGTGAACAGAAGCAAACACAACCTGGGTTCACCCCGTTAAATAAGACTACCAGTGCTACTGGTGTGGCTTATGGGCGTCAAGCGTCTAATATGATGTCAACTAACTTTGATTTGAAGAGCGCCATTGACGCTATTGGTCAGGGCAAAACTTCTAAGTCTCCACAGGGTGGTGTGCTTGGTAGTGTTCTTGGTAACTCTGTAGTTCAAGGTGTTCTTAAACCTCTTAGTCTTTTGGCTTTGCCAGGTCGTACTGTCATCTCTGGTTTGCGTGAATTTGGTGATGCAGTGGATGGCAACAACAAAACTAAAGCTTCGTTTGGTGATTTCAAGAAGCAAGCAACAGATGTTTCTTTTGGTTTTGGTACTGCTTTCAATATTGACACTGGTTCTAAATGGCTGGATAGGGCTATTGGTTTTGCTGGTGACGTTGTTCTTGACCCTATTACTTATGTAACCTTTGGTGGTGGCAAGTTTGCTGGATATGCTGGCAAGCTTGACTTAGCTAAGGCTGTTCTTGCACACAACGGCGACGAAGCTCTTGCTGCTTCTGTCGCTCGTTTCGGTCGTGCTGCTATTAAAGATCAAAACCTACTTACTGACCTTGGTGCTAATAACCATGGTTTGTATATGTTAGGTAAGCGTATAAAAGTTGGAAAACTAAATGCTGCTAGCGGCGAGAGAATGGGTTTACGTATCCCAGGTAGTGGCGCCATAGGTGCGTTTGGCGATAACGCCATGGCCAAGATGCGCATGATGGGTTCAGAAACCAAGATGGGTGAATTTGTTCGTAAGTGGACTTTACCTAACGAGCATCTTGTTGCTCGTACAGCTTTGCTTAAAGGTGCTACAGCCAGCGGTAAGCCATTGTCTACAGATACAACCACTGCTTTGATTGGTTATTTTTCTGCTACTCCAGCTATGAAACAGTTTATGGGTCAACTTGCGCAGAGCGAACGTCAAGTGTTGGCTAAAACTTTAGAGGCTGAAGCTGGTGCGGGTCTTGAAGGTTATGCTAAAGAAGTTTATAAGTATCTTGAGAATCCTGAGTTGTTGGCTACTGCTACTCCAGAAATTCAAGCTGCTGTACAAAAGTGGGGACCAGATTTCTTTGATTCTTACGAGGCACGTGTTGGTGCTGCAATGAAAGAAGTTGATCCTACTTCTCCTGGGTTTGATGGTGTTACAAACTATTTCCCTAGAATACAATCAGATGCTGCAATTGCTTATCGTGCTAACCCTAACAGCCCTCATGCTGCTGACCTAAATAGTATTTATTCCAGGGACCCTATGGCTGGTGGTAAGAACTTTAAGACTCGTACAATGACAGAGGGTGACAAATGGTTTGGTCACAAGTTAACTATTGATGATTTGAAGAGCACAGACAGACTTAATCAACTTGCCAAAGATGGTGGTTTCATTGGTGATTTCTTTGAAACAGATATCCGCATTGTTGCACCTAGGTATGTTGACGAGTTTGTTAAAGAGTCTGGTATCTTGTTTAAACACAAGCACCTTGCTGATGCTGGTTTTTGGGAACGTGCTGCAGCTATAGACATGAGTGGTGAGTTTGTTGACGAGATCATGCTTGAGTCCATTAAAAAGTCTGCTGGTTCTATCGCTGGTGATTTGAACGCTTTGTATAAGCAATCTTCAAAAGCCTATTTAACTTTCAACGACGCACTGGTTGCACACCAAGCAAAGCTTAGTGGTGAAATTAAAGAACTACTGGGCGACACTGGTGCTGTTGGTTCAAGAGAGATTCTTTTGGACACAGAAGCTGCCTTGAATGACATTCTTACTGGTGGTTTAACCATTAGCGCAGATCAACTTGGGTTGGCTGCTAATGCTCTTGACAAAAGCAAAAAGACTTTGGTTGATTTGTTTGGATACGCATATACAAAAGGTGGAAAGCTTGTTCTTAAAGATACGGGTCGTGAGGCTACTGAGTCTACTTATTTGTTGCATGGTATCCTTGGTCATCTGGATAGCATCCAGGATGACTTCTTAGACCTTGAAAGACAAGCAACTGTTTTAGGTAAGGACCTTACAGGTATTGAACTTAAAAGCATTGCCGACAAGACAGATGCTGCACACAAACTTGCTCTTGAACGTTTGAAAGCTTCTGAAGAAAACGTTAAAATTGTTTTAGAGTTTGGCAATCAACTTGAGAGTGTTCTTGAGGGTGTTATTTCTGGACAGACATACGCTAGAGACATTACTGATATTCTTGGTATTATGGGTGAAAGAGGTGTGCTTACTGACACTGCTGTTTCTAGTATTGTAGACAAGACTGCTGCTGGTGTTAAAAATGCTGAAAAAGCAGATCGTGTTCGTCAAACTGCTTTGCGTAATTTAATAAATAAAGAGGGTGGTCTTTTCCAGCGTCTTACCAAGAACTCTAAGTTAAGCAAAACTTCTGTTACTAAAATGAATGACAATGTTTTTAATAACAATCTTCCTAAGGTTTTTACTGGCGAGCTTTCTTCTAGTGAAGTTCGTAGTATGTCTATTTATACTTTGTTGAATGATGAGCGCATATATGGAGAGAACGTTCCAGAGTTTCTTGTAGCAGTTAGAGATAAGCTTCTTAAAAACTTGCAGGAAGCGGACGAAGCTGAAGTTATTGCTGCCGAAATAGCTAAAGATTCTGGTGCTGGTGCCCGTAAAAATTCTGGTAGTATTTGGAAAACACAAACTAAGCCAAAAATTGCTGAAGCCAAGCTGTTGCGTGAGAACATTGACCAAATGGATGAGTTTGTCAACCTTATGAGAAACACTGACCTTCTTCGCAATCTTGGAGACACGGAAATTTCTTGGGGTCTTTTTGAGGCACATGCAAAGTCTAAGCCTTGGTTGTCTCAGTTTATTCCAGACAATGATGTTGCTTACTTAAACGAAGAAGCAATCAAAGACCTAATGGGTTATTATGATAATGTTTCTGGTGGAAAAACTATTGATGGTGCTGCTGGTTATAGTCCTTGGTCTGGAGATAAAGGACTAGATGTTACTCCAGAGTTTAAACCAGGAGAAAATGTTGTTGACTCTATGGCGGTTAGGGATTTCTCGCAGTCTACTGGTGCAAGACCTCGTGGCAGTAATGTTGTTACATACAATGATTTGATGAATGAAATAGACAGATTTTCTGCTTTAGCTAAAGAAGCTTTTGGTGCTGACGAGTTCTTTGCTACTGGTTCTGGTGTTGGTCGAAAGACCTATTCTGCAAAGTCGCTTCTTGATGTTGACGCTAAACTGAGTGCTGCTCGTGCCAAGGTTAAACAACTTAGAGCAGCAAAGGCTTCTGGTACAGAATCTCTGTCTGCTGCTCGTGAACTTGACGATGCACTTAATACTATTAAAGAAATCACCAGTGGTGGTTCTTTAACAAAGCCTGAATGGTTTCAAAGTGTCGCACATACAAGCGAGGAACTTGGTCGTGCTTTGTTTGATTATCATATTGTTTCTGATCTTGGAAAACGTTGGAACACTGTAAGCGAGATATTTTCTACGTTTGGTATTGCCCCTAGTGAAAGAGTGTTCACTCGTATTAGTAAGAATGTTTCACAAAAGTTTATTGACATCATTGATAGCAACTTGACTTCTACACGTAATGGTGTTTTGAATCTTGAAAAGTTTGAAAGAGCTGTTTCCGACATTGTTAACAACCCAGATCTTTCCGTGTCTGCGGGTCGTGTTTTCCAGGACCAATGGGATAAACTTAGTTCTGCTGAACGTGAAACAATTCAAGTTGCTTTAGGAAACAAGTCTGTAGCAAGTGGAGACGCTTACACTTTGCGCATGGAACTAAAAGCCATTAAGGGTAGGGCACGTAAGGCTGGAGCAACTCGTGCAGAGATAACTAAACTAGAAAATGATTTCTATAAAGAAAAAGTAGATCCATGGTACACACAGGCTTTCCCTGAAGGAAGAAACTACAAGAAAGACAAGACTGCCGCTCTTAAAGAACTTGCACCTGTTCAAAGAAAGGGAGCCAAGTCTACGTACATGACTCCGTTCGCTGAAGAAGCTGATGCTGCTATTGTTAAATCCTTTTTTGAAAAGCATTTGGGTGCTTCAACTATTAAAGGAAGAAGCGCCACTCCTGTCGGGTATGTTGGCGAGTCTGGTAGTGGATCGATGGTTAAAGTTGTTGGTGGAGAAAATACTTTACAAACAAAGATTAAAGCGTTAAAAGAATCCAAGGCTCGTTATGGTCAAATGTTGGATGAAGATTTGGATATGGAAACTTTCCTTCGTGATCCAGGTGCCCCACAAACTCGTCCTAGTATGAAGGTGCGTATAATGCAGCACACTTCAGAGCGCTGGCAAGCAGCGGTTAAGGAAGCGCAGACGGAAGCAGACAACTTTGCTATTCGTACTCGTGATGCTGTGTCTGCTAGAGAATCTGCTACTGTTCTTCAAACAGAAGCTGATTTGTTAGCTAAGGGTCAGGCTGTTCCTGCAAACTTCTTGGCTAAGGTTAAAGCTGTTGAACCCAAGATTAGAGCTATTGAATCTGCAGACAATGTAGTTGCCACTGCCCAGTCAAAATTAGATGACGTTACTGCAAAACTTACAGAAGTTCAAGACTCTATTGCTGCAAAACAAGAAGCGTGGGTTTCTTCTGGTAAGAAAGGCAAGCGTCCTTTAACTAATACAGAGTCTACACGTCTTGAGCGTTTAACTCCTGCGGTAAAGTCTGCTCAGAAACAACTTGATACAGCGCAGAAAGCAAGAGCCAATGTTCCTGCGTTGACCCCTAATGAATCTAAGTTTGTTGATTTGGTTAGGGCTGAGCCAACAACAACTGTGAAGCCAGCCAATCCTTTAACTGGTCAGGCTGCACGTCCTGGTAAACCTGCTGCTCCTTATGCTGAGCAGGCTAAAAAGATTATTGACGCATACAACAAGAGGGCTAGTAGCGTCATGACTGCTAAAGCCAAGGGTGATGAAAGACTTGTACAAGTAATGCATGATGTTGCTGCTTACGATCTTTCTACTTTTACTGATGGTTTCAAAACCATTGATGGAGAGTATGCCGCATTTGATAATGGTACTAAGGTTGTTTTCACTCCTGAAGAAGCAGAGTCTTTGTATGTTGGTGGTTCAGTAAGAGCTTCCGTAACTGCAGAGAATGTTAATGATTCTATTCGTGAAATATTGCAAGAGAAGAAAATTCTTGAACAGCAATACAAAGCAGCTGGTCAAGAATTTGATAAGGTTCGTCGTCGTATGCCAAGCGGTAAACCTGTATCTAGATTTGCTACGGCTGTACGTGCTGTTGATGGTGATATCTATAGAGAAGCATTTGTAAAGTTTAACAATGAAATTGATAGAATCAATGCAAGACTTGCTGGGCTAAATGCTGACCTAGTGCCACTTGAGATATCTAAAAAAGCATTGAACCCAAAGGTTCAAGCTTCTGCTTTAAAAAAGATTAGCATTTTGGTTAATGGTTCTAAACGTTCTGGTGCAGTGTTTGATGAAATTGGTGTTGGTCGCTGGATTGACAACACACATCCTACCTTGGTGGATGTTGCACGTCGTGATGGCCTTAAAGAGATGGATGAACTTACTGCTTTGGGTGTTAGTTCTCGCAGTACTCCAAAGTCAGTGTCTGAGCGTTTAGATAAAGGATATAAAGTTGGTGGACGTGATCTTGAAATGCGTAGAGGCAACTTAGACAGGGCTTTTAAAGCAACTCCAGAGTATAAGCATCTTCAGGAACTTGCTGAGATGGAGAATGATGTTGTTGTTGCTTTGCACAAAAATACCAGGGCTTCTGCTGAGTCAATGAAAAACTATGCTGATGAACTTGCTAAAGAACTTGAAATTGCTAGAGGTGCTTTATCTGGACCTACTAATGTTGCTAGACTTGAACAAGAAATTCTTGCTGATGCACAGGCTGCTAGTGACAGTTTGAAAGCACTTAGAGGTGCTGGACCTGTTGATGCTAGTGGTGTTCCGTTGGAGTTGCCAACGTCACCTGCTGCTGTTGACGAGTTTGGTCAGGCTGTTATTTCTCAGTCTGCTCCTGGTGGTACTTTTGTAGAGCCTGGCACTACGCCTAATACTAGGTTGTCTGCTGCTCAGGCTGTTCAGGCTGAAAACAGATACAACATTGGTTTCGCAAAGATTCAAGCTGATGACGCTAAGGAAGCTCGTCTTTTGTGGACTGAGAAGCGTGTTGATCCTGCTACTGGTCGTAGGACGTTGCCATCTTTAAGAGATGAAACTATGAAAACAGTTAAGACTGCTTTAGAGAATAAGCGCACGCAGAGGGCTGCTGTTGAGGATATTATTAAAGCAGTTAGTGGTGCGGCTGAAGAAGTGCGTATTAAGATTGAAGTAACTTCTGGTGGTGTTGACCAGTTTATGCAAGCATTGAACGATGGTCGTCAGTTGGCTGCTTCTTTGCAGCAACAACTTGATGAAGTTAACATGCTGGTGGCTTCAATGCCAGCCAAAGATACTATGGATGTATTTAAGTCCATGTCTACGGCTAAGGGTGGACGTAAGGTTACTGCTGCTCAGCAGGCTGCAGCAATTGAATCTTACAACAAATGGTTGAAAGATAACAAGCGTGTATTTGAAATGCTTTCTGAATCACCTGACGATCCTGTCAACAAGGCTTGGGCTGCTGCGGCTATGGCTGATTCGCAGTTGATTGATTTGGAATTGACCCATGCTGGTGAGTTGCTTGCCATTGCAGGTGCTAGTGCACCTGAATGGACAACTAGAGTGTTTGAACCGTTCTCTAAAGAATGGAAAAAGGCTGCTAAAGAGATGGGCTTATACAAAGATATGAAGCGCATAGACAAAAAGGGATTCCCTAGTCTTGTTGGTGATAGTGAAGCAATTGAACTTTTAAATAACGTTGGGCGACTAAATCAACTTGGTGTTGTTAGTGACCTTGGTAAGTTTATGAGTGGATACACTCAGTTCTTTAAGGCGTATGCTACTCTTAGTCCTGGTTTCCATTTGCGTAACGAGATAAGCAACGTGTTTTCTATGTTCGCTGCTGGTGCGGATGTAAAGAACATGTATGACGGGTTCAAGTTGTGGCGTATGGCTGACACTCATTTTTCTGGTGGTGGAACTGTTGATTCGTTTATTGCAACCTTACCAGATGCTCAAAAAGAAATTGCACGAAATAGTCTTGGTGTAATGCTTGGCATGGGTGGCGGCAGAACACAAGATGCACTTAGTGGTTTCATGGCTAGAGGTAACGCTAGAATTAACTCTAACGCTGCTCTTAACTATTCAAAGAAAGTTGGTGGCAAGCTTGAAGGCTCTGCTCACTTTATGTTGGCTTACGATTCTTTTGTAAAGGGTTTTGACCCTAGCCAGTCGTTCAACAGAACAAAGCGTTACTTGTTTGACTATTCAGAGAAGTCTTTACTGGATGAATCAATGCAAGACATTGTTCCATTCTGGACGTGGATGAGTCGCAACTTGCCTTTGCAGATTACTAACCGCTGGGCAAACCCCAAGCCTTATCTGATGTATCAGCGTATGGTTTCAAACTCCCAGCAGGGTAAGGACATGTCTGGCATGCCTAGTTATGTGCGTAATGCTATTAGTCTTGGTGGAGATCAGTTCTTAAATCCTGATTTGCCGTTCAGCAGAGTGAACGAACAAATTGACTCACTGACTGACCCTAAAAAGCTTCTTGGATATTTGAACCCTGGTATTCGTGTTCCTTTGGAGACAATGTTTAATCAAGACTTATACACGGGTAAGCCTATGTCTGACAAGCAGGAGAAACTTTCTGGTGCTACTCTTTTGTTAGCTCCGTTCTTGCAAGCCACTGGTCAACTTAGTTATAACCAAGCAGGGGACCCTGTTGCCCCATCAAAGTTTGTTCGTGCTTTGACACAGATAATACCACCTATTGGACAGGCACAGCGTGTCGGAGACAAAGGTATTAACACTTACGTAGGTATACCAGTTCAGACTGTTACACAGAAACAGAAAGATGGTGTGGCTTTTGGTAAGCTTGAACAACTCAGAAAACTATCCGAAAAACAACGCAACATTCAGAAAGCGGAGTAACATGAAATATTATAACTGGCAGAAACCATCAAAACTTGACTATGTAAAGTTTCGTGTTGCGTCACCCAACCTTGAGGTGTTGAATCGCTATCTGGCGAAGCGTTGGGGTGGTACTAACCTGGGGATTTTTGTGAAGCGCCCTGTTCGTGGTGGCACTGTTCCTTCTACTCATTCGTTTGGAGCGGCTCTTGATTGGCGCTACGACACCCGTGAGGAGGGTAAAGAAGTCATGGACTGGATAGTACTCAATCATGAGGTACTGGGAATCCAAGTCGTACAAGACTATGTTGGTTGTTGTATTTGGATTGCTGGTCGTGGCTGGAAAGCCGCTACACCAGACTCTACGGGCTTTGGTCAGCCGTGGGCTAAGTGGATACATGTTGAAACCTCACGTGAGTCTTGGGGAGACAAACGCAAGGTTTCAGAACGTATCAAAGGTTAATCTGGTTTTACTGGAGGGCCAAAACCCTCCATGTATGTTATTTTCACTGGCGCTTGTTTGGGTTGGTGACAAGATTTTGAAAAGGTTTTACCAGGACGAGTCTTACGTTTCCATCCGCTTGTTCTAATACTTCTTCCCATTTAATCTTCCCAGATATCTATATTGTCACGCTTTAATGCGTACTCCATAGTTGCTAGCAGAGACATCAGGACGCTTGTTCCTATCATCCACGATGTGGGGTCTCCCATGCGCATACCGTAGCCTGCACGTACTGCGTCTAGCATGTCTGCTTGTGTCATCATAACACTCATCTCGTAATACTCTGAGTCTTGGCTGATGATGCGTTCAGCTTTTGCTGATATCTGGTTTATATCTTCTTCGGGAAGAAAGTTTTTAATCCAGTCGTTTTGATCTGTCATTTTTAATCACTATCCAATCGTTTGGCAATCCATTTACAAACACTCCTAAGCCTAGTTCGGTATTTGCAACACCATAATGCTTGGCTAGGATTGTTTGCAGTTCTTGGACGCTTACCGCAATGTGGAAGGCGACCGTGAACTGTGTGGATTTCATTCTACTTCGGCTTGTTCCTTGCGCATTGAATCTTCAATCTTGGTTGCTGCTTCAACAATTGATTCTACTGCTGGTACTCCGAACCTATCTTCAAGGTAGTGGATGATTGCAAAGATGTTTGCAACAATCCAGTACACATCTACTGGTTCTTTCTGCTCTGTATTAGCTATGTCCTGGTGTTCTGTCATAATCTTCTCCTAACTGAAGGTTGAATGTTTCGTCAATCAACATTAGGGCTACTACGCAATATCCTACGATATCGAGAAGTGTGTCAAATACTGATTCGTTTTTTGCATGTTTGTTTTTAAGGTTTGCATACCGTTCTACTTTGTCTGACAGGCGTACGGTGATGCCGTACAGCCCAAACTTGTTTATATTTTCATGACCGTAATCATACTGTTTGCTACATAGTGTTTCAAAGACTGTTGCCAAGTCCCATGACTCAATGCTTTTAAGTTCGTTAATTGCGGATACAGCCATCTTTTCAAAGATTACTTGTGTTGTGTGTAGCGATAGGTGTTCTGATTTTTCTGCTACAACTAGTGATGCTATCCATGTTCGCATTGATGGGATGTCTGCTCCTTGGAGGGAGTTTACTTTTTGTCTTGCAACTAGGTACTCGTCTGGCTCAAGATGTGTCAGGTATGACAACCACTGCATGGCTGACTGGTCCCATGTGGTTGCTACTCGTACTGATTTTCTGATTGTTGTGTCGGTGCTCATTGTTTCCTTGAGTTTCTTGAATGCTTGGTTTCGTAAACGCCAAACATGTGTTTTTGTTATTGATAGTTCGTCTGCTATGGACTGGAGTGAACGGCCCTCGTTCATGAGGGCGTTCACAATCCATTGTTCCCTGGGGGGTAGTTGCTCTACATGTTCCATCACTGCGTCACGTAGTTCCATTAAACCCTCTTGTGGTTCGTATGGTTCTTCGTGGGGCATGGTTTCCATTAACGCTTGGTATTCGTTTTCTGGAAGCCTGTAACTAGTAGACCTTATTTGGCTACGGTAGTTTTCAGTGTCGTGATTATTGGGGCTGTCTGTGTACTGCATAAGCGGCGGCGTCGTATTTCGTTGGTTCAGATGGGAAGTCATCTGTTAATAGTTTAACATACGCTTTTTTGTTGTCATCAAAATGATCGATTGTGCCCTTGGAGATGCAGGCTTCTTGCCATGCTTCTAGAGGTGATATCCACCATCGTTTTTTCGAGGAGTCGTAAACAAACAAATGTACGGGAGCCATTTGTTGCCAACGGGCAAGTGCGTTCATCTTTTCTATCTTAAACTTGAGTGTCTTGTCACGACCTACACCCATGACTTCAATCATGCCGTCAACCGTTAGGAAGTCTGGCAGGAACCGCATGATGTACGGTAGTGATTGTGTGTGCAGGTTGGGGCGGTTCAGCCCGAGTCGGTGGTGTGCAGGGAACACATCTTCAAAGACTTTCTCTGCTACGTCCCCCATTGCGCCGAAGCGTACGTGGAATGGTGATTGATGAAATGCGTTACTCATGTTTTGTTACCAGTAGTCGTTGGACGAGTTTATCGTCGGTGTATGCAATGCCGTTCAGTCCGTCCAGGATTGATTTGGCATAGTTGTCGATATCTCCTCGCAGTTTACTCGCTGGTCCATCTAGCGTTTTAACTGTAATAGTTACCTTGTCTTTGTATAAGCCTATCACCATGCTGACTGGGGTGTCAGCGCATGGTCCATGCCAAGATGACCCAATGTATCTTTCAAATACAAGGGTTTGTTCAGGGGTGAATACTCTGCCTCTCCTGCCAAGCCTTGGGCGTTGTTTAACCTTGGGTTTGACGGGAATGGTTTGTTTGTGGTTGATTAATTCTGTCATGGTGTTCCCATTGTAATTACGTATGCTCTTTCTATTAGTTTGATTAATTCTGATTCACCGTCTGCTCTGTCTTGGAACTTACCCCATCGTGCATCTGCTGAACGCACAACCACCAACGCTTCGTTGGGTGGTATGTTTGCGTCACGCATCTTGCATGCGAGTCTGAACAATGTGGAGGAACGATCATTTCCTTCTATTGGTCCGTCTCTCCACATGATGTATGGTATTGCTCCGACTCTGCGCAGGATTTGTTTGATGTCTGCGTTATCTTCGGTGTTGGTTATGTGTACCCTCTGTGGAGGACGCCACAGGTTGGCTAGTGTGTCCAGCTGTTCTTCCGTGGTTAGGTTGGCGGTGGCTTCATTCAGGAAGTCTGTTAGTGGCATAATGTTTTCATCGTTGTCGAGAATGTAGCGTTCGGCTGGTGTTTCCTTGCGGGCGTTAGGATAGGGTAGGCGTACATAGTTTCCATATCCTGTTCCTGCTGTCTCCTGCTTCGGGTTGACCTCTTTGGCTGGGTAGTTGATTGCTTGGTGTGCTGATAGAAATGCTCGCCGCATTGTTGCGGCTGGCACTAGCGAGTCTGCGAACACCCAGATGTGATATCCTTTGCGTGTTCGTTCAACCCATGATGTGATTCCTTTAACGGCGAAAGACATCTGTAAGTTACGTGCTGCATCTAAGTCGTCTACGTCAATGTCTGAACATCCCCACACACAAAACCAGCTGGCTTTGTATGGTAGCAGTGGGTACACCCCGATGAGTTCGTCACCTTGTAGGTGTTCCAGGAACTTGTCTTGTGTTAGTGGCTGCTTGACGCATCCACCACCCCATGAACCGTATACGTCACCTCTGCCTCTGAATAGTTTTGTAAACGATTCTAGAATGGCTGGGCTGATGGTAGTTCCGCTTGGCTCCATTGTGCGCTCCTTAAATACTGGTCGGGTAGTTCTCCGTTCTTGAGTTCCCATAGTCGTCCTGTTTTAACATCTATTTCAAAGTCCACATCGTCAACTAGCATTCCTGCTGGTCGTTTGTTTTTTAGCAGAGACAGAGTGATTGTGTACTCGTGTACTTTCTGGTCGTACATGAGCATCTCTAGACGCTCTTGTGCTTTCTCTGTGTGGTTTCGGTCTAGGCGTTCTCTTAGGTCGTTTATTTCTGCTCCGATTTCCATCTTCTTTCGGCGTACACCAATGATCGATGTTGCTTGTTGTTCTCCACCGTAGGCACCTGAGGAGATGGTTAGCTTGCGTCCATCTGCTCCTGAGGTTCGTGAGGTTTGGTGTAGCACGAGCATTGGGATGTCGTGTCGTCTGCCGAATCCTTTTAGGAATCCTGCTTTCTCGGGTACTTGTTCTCCTGCTTCTACAAGTTCAAGGTAGTCAACTACTGCGAGGTCGGGCTTGTCGCCCCACACATCACACACTTCGTTGTATGCTCGTTCCATGTCTGCTGGTATTAGTGGTTGGTCAAAGACTGCAAGGTTGGGGAAGTCCTCCTCTGCTGTTTGGCGCAGTAGGTCAATTGCTTCTTTGTCGTCGTTAGCGACACGCATCTCTAGTTGACGTGCATCAATGTTGTGATGCATGCATGTCAGTTTAGTTAACACGAGCGTCTTGGGTTCATCGGGAATGAACAACGCTATCTTCTTGTCTCTGTTGTTGCGCAACGCATGCAACAGCACCAGTGTCTTACCACCGTGGCTGTATCCGAGCATCATTGCTAGTTCTCCTGGGGCTATGCCACGCATCTCAGCATCTAGTGGCTCTATGCCTAGATAAACTCTGTCTTGCGGTGATTGTGCCCAGCGCACATACGAGTGTGCTGCTTCTGTGAGTGGTACGTAATGGCGGTACTCTTTAGGAATAGAAGAAGCAGGGGGCGTGGTACCCCCTGCCTCAACTTCGTTCCATCCCGCCTGTATTTGATCAAGCGAGAGTCTCAATTACGCTCCCTTTGGTGGCCAGTAGGCTTTTTCCTTGTCGTTCACTGCCTTGAACCAAGGACGCTTTGGGTTGGCTGCAAGGTCTGCACGATTGTCGTACACTTCTGTAACGCCGTCACGCTGACATGAACTGATTAGCCACTCTGGGATTGGACCTTGCTGGTCGTTCTTGATGCTGACTGTGAAGCCTGCGCTGGTTGCTTGTGGGAATGCCTTGGCTACCATTGCTTCTGGTGTTGCTTGTGTGCCACCGTAGATTGCTTGCATTAGCAGTTCGGTAACTGCTTCAAAGTTGTCCGCATACAAACCAAGGTCTGCTTTGTTGATTGTAAGTTCTGACGCAATTTTTGCGGCTACTTGTGTGATGATTGCTTTTGAGTTGTCCATTATTGGGCTATCTCCTGTGTGTTGTTGTTTGTGAAGTCACTGATGCGGGCTCCTTTGCATATCGACCAGTATGTGCACCACTTCTCAGAGCAGAGTCCATGTTGGTCGTTTGTCATCCACGGAGTTTCAAGTCCGAGTTTAACAAATGGTTGTACTATAGAGTCTACCTGATGTTTAAACCAGTCAACGTGACTAGCAGTACGAATGATTGGAACAATCTGTCCTACGCTGTTGTTGGTTCGTGTCATGACGCCATAGTTAAATCTTACTGGGTACCCTGGTGCCCATCCCATCTCTACACTGGCATACGAGTATGCTGTTGCTTGGATGGACTGTCGTTGTTTCTCTCCTTGGGAGTATTTACGTCCTGCTGTTTTCCAGTCCCACACTAACCCATTGGGGTCTACATAGTCCATTGTTCCGCCTAGCCACACTTCGGTGGGTTTGGTTTGTGGGTCTGTGGATGGCATGCCGAACATGTCAATGGTTGGAATGTCAAACAACTTAACGCCAAACTTGGCTTCAACCTGTCCGCCTTCTACAACTTGGGGCATGATGTCACGCTCAAAGGTTGCCATTAGTTTCTGTACATACTCACGCATGTGTTCAGGTCCGTTGGTTGAGTTAATCTTGTAAGGTTCCTCATCCATCAGTCGGGTTAGTTCTGTGTCTGCTACCGTGTAGCCTTCCGTGACTGTACCCCCAGTCAGGTAGTGTTCAATGCCTCTGTGAACGGCGGTTCCGATGTGTGTGGCATCTGAACCTTGTCGCCATTCAGGAAGCCTTACGGCAAGCCGTGAACGCTCGGGGCATATCATAACATCGTTAAGCCATGATTGGCGTACCCATATCTTTGTGTGGTCGTCTAGTTCTTCAATTCTCATTAAAGTTCTCCTTTGTGTTGTAGTCGTTTTCTTAGATGAGTTACATACGATTTGTTTATCGTGTATCCGAACTCGTCAATGATTGCTTGACGCAGTGGTGTTGGCATCATGCCTTGCCTAATGCCTCTGACAAGATACGCATATACATCCGCTGGTAAGAAGCGTGATGGTGTTATGGTATGTTCGATCATTGGCGCAATGTCCATCTTGCCTCGCAGGTTCTCTGCTTCTTGATGTTTCCTAAACAATCTAATTGGTGGTGTCGCTTTGTTTACCAGTTCACACCAGTGTGGTATTGTGCCATCCCATTTGCCAAAGTAAGCGAGTGCTTCACCGTTTAACATTTCGTGTGGTATCGCTAAATACTTTGGGGATACTGGGTCTGTGATTTTTACGTCACATAAGCATAAGGGGTCGTGCGATATAACATCGCAACCCTCGGGTGATAAGGTCATGTTCTCCTGTCATGTATTTGTTATCATGTCTTGTGGTGCGCCACCCCTAAGGTGGCTCACCTGCGTGGTCGGGTACTTCCCCCCTCCGTTGGTTCCCCCCAGGCTCACAGCCTAGCATTAGGCTTGGGCTTCTTGTCAACGGGCTCCATCTCAACGGCTTTCTTTCCTCGCTCATGCCAGTGAGTTGGTGGCTTGAATAATGCTAGGTCTGTACCTATCCAGTGGGTGCATTTAGGGCACTGCCAGTAGTTCATGGCTTGATGCCTCCTTTCGTGGCTTAGAACGCTTCTCAGCGTCTCTGACGGGACTTGGCGACCACCTTGTCCCACGCCGTCCAAGGCGCTGGGACTGGTGGTTTGAGATAGTCGTTGTTTTTGATGCATCCCCAGCCGTTAAATCCAACTGGCTGTTGAAAGTAACCGTTAGGAGCCAACCATCCATGCAACGCAATCCTGTTCGCAATAGTGATTTGTTCTAGTCGTGTTGCGAGCCATTGCTTGGGTGCGAACTCTTGTCCACCATACCCCCGCCATGTCTGAAGAAAAATACCGAGACCACCAGCGAATTTGCCACGGTCTTTCCAATTGCTTTTAGTTTCGCATTGAGCGACCTTGTCCCAGTATTTGTTGTGGGGTCGTTTGAGTGTAGCCAGCCACGATATATCCCACTTACTACTGTTTCGTGTTTGTACTTCTTGGGTGTGGACTTGTGGTGCTTGTGTGGTAGATGTGTTAAAAACATATACAAATTCTTTCTTTATTGTTGTTGTGGGTGAAGCCGATACTGGCTTGTTATCCGATAGCCATAAGGTTATCGTGATGGTTAATACTATTAATAATTTAAGTATTGTAAATTTGTTCATGGTTGGTCTCCTTCATAAACTGAATTAAGGCAAGTTCCAGTTTATGTTTTGATGTCATTAGTAAAGCGTACTCCTCTGATACGCCGTCTTGCCATTTAGTGGATGATACCCTGCCAACTTTCTTGGCTACTTGGTCACAGCCGATACTCAGGGACTTGATTGTCGCTCGCAGTTCGTCAATGGTTAGTTGTGTGTTTATGGTTAGTTCCATTTCGTTACCTACCGTGTCCTAAAACGGTTCCAGGTGGGTTCTAGTGTCATTCACAGACGCTGGTAGCGTATACAGATTGTCGTCCATACGACCAGACAGGTGAGAACACACAGCCGAACGCATGCTTGACCACAGCAGTTTCTGTGAGCGTTCCTTGTACTCATCGCCTAGTTCCTGCCACATTCTCCTGAATGTTGTTTCATCCATCTGAGGTAACGACCATACGGAGTCACGGGTTTGTTGCATCAACTCTTTGTGTGTCTTAACAATCTCCCAATCCTCGTCAAACACATTAACATCTCTAGCCATGTGGTTGTACATAGACAATGCGTTGTTTATTGTTAATGGATCTGTGTTTACATAACTGATAGCACCAAGTCCCTCTGCTACTGTTGTCTGTATAGTGCGTACACGACCGCTAGTAAATAGGTCCTCGTTTGCTTCACTAAACTTCTCACCCTCCAATCGTACGCCGTTACGAACAATGCCTAGTGCGTGTCGTTCTATCTCCCAATCTGTAATGTCGTTGTAGTTATTGTTTGAGTTGTTGGCGTCAATAGTGAATTCTATTGTCATGCTGATTTGGTATGATTTCATTTGTTTCTCCTGTTGGTGTAAGATGTCTTACACAGTCTTGATTTTGTTTTTTGTTTAGGGTACCACGAGCAGTAATACACGCGGTACATTTGGTCTGTGTCAATGACGAGGTTGTTGCCCTCGTCATAAACAAGTGGGTATGCTGTGACGCTGAGGCGGTTATCATCTACCCAAAGATTAACATCTTGTCTATTGAGTGGGTTGATATCCTCCATGTTGTATGTGTCCCACACATCATCGTAGTGGCTGTATTTATTCTTGCTCATCCAATGCTCAGCCATTTGTTTGGCGTAAGCATAGATGTCTGTATGTTTATTTCTCATTGTTCCCTCCTAGAAGAACCAATCGTTGGTACCGTCGTAATTACCCTTGGTGTGTGATGGCACATACAGTTGGGATTGGCGATAGTCGTCAACAATGTCAGACTGTGCACCCATGCATCTACACAACATGCGTGGCTCTGAACAGAACCAACAGCAGTCGCATTGTGAACACAGGTCAACATTGTTTACATTGGATTCGTCTATGTACTCAATGTGGTCACAACTAGCGCAACGCCATAGTTCACCCCACACCTCGTCACCGTTCTCGTCAATGTATGTACAGTCCTCAACAAGAACAGATTGGTTGTCCCATATGTCGTTGTCATACATGGCGTACTTGGTTGTGTCAATAGTGTACCGTGAATCAGGTGGTGTCTTGCCAGTAGATGTCCAGCCAGTAGTGTACATGCCGTGTCCTGAGTAACTGTAGCGGTCGTACTTGTAACTGTTGTTTGACCACCATACACCCTCAACCCAATGCCCGTCGTTCTCGTTGATGATGTAATAGTCCTCTTGAACATCAGGATTGGCAGACAAGAACACAAGTTTAGAACCATCAGCGAACTTGGATAGTTTCTTGCGTGTTTTCTTGCTGTTGAGTGTTGAAGCGCCACCCCAACTAGGGAATAATTCCTTAGCAAAGATGTGGGTATCACTCATACCGTTGCGAGCCGCAATCGGCAACATGCCGTTGTGTGCTACAACCGTGTTAGTGTCCTTGCCAACTTGGAATGGGTGACAGTTGTTGATGTTGGTACCGCCATGTGTCGTGATGCGGGAGTGAAACAACGCAGGACCCGAATGAATTGCTCGTGTCTTGAGGAAGTTATCTAACACGGCATCAAAGTTGAGACCGCTACCTTTCACAATGTGTGTACCAGCATGAACAGCGTAACCAAACCCGTCAGGGTTGTTCTGTGAACCAACAGTTAATGAATCTACATCCGCTGTTGTGTACTCTTGCATGAATGTTAATAAACACATATTTCTTATATGCCTTTCGTTGTGGCGTAAGCATCAAATGCTTCGTAACCGTTTTGTTTTGTCCATTGACGGAAACGATCCCAGTCATGGCTCTCTTGAATTTTGATGTTGTACATTTGACTGATGCTGTACTCTGCTACTGCGTGTACTGCTTCTAGTCGTGCTTGAATAGTTTTGGGGTTGAGCGTACCCTTGAAGAAACGCAACTCTAATGTGTGGCGTGGCTGTAAGTTAAGCGCAACATATCTGTCGTTGTTGCACTGTCGCATGTTTCCAGCCTGTAAGCCCTTGGCGTAACGCAACATCTGCGTTGCTTCAAAGTCGTCCCATTGTGCGTATGTTGAACGACTACGACCAGCAAGTGTTTTCCATTGCTCGGTGTTGCGATAAAACATAGACATGAAACGATACAAAGATGACGACCTGCCCTCAAAGAATCCCTTGTTGATGTGAACATGAAGCCCACAGGTTCTTGTAGTAGCAGAACGCATACCAATATCAGACAACTCACGCAGTCGTGCAAGAGGCAACACATTCTGTATGTACTCTTTCGTCATGGGATGAGATACAACCTCAAACCCATTGCTAAGAGAACCGTCATGCTTGAGATAACAAGAGTCACCAAAGATATCAGTAGCAAGTTCAGCACCCTCGTTGATGTCGCAACCGTCTGCTTCCATTTCTAACTCAAAACCAGTAACGCTGATGCGTCGTGGCTCTCGCATGGTTGTAAACATTTTGATGTCCTTGGTTAGGACATCAGGACGCATACCATGAAAGATAGGGTCAGGACGAAATGAGTAGTCATGAATGAGTCGTGAACTTTCTTGCTGTTCATCTTCACACGAACATTGCGGTCCGTTGTCAATGTGATAAACCTCATCACAGTATTCGCAACTGCTGTACTGGTCGTAACACGATTCGCATCGCATCTCGTCCCAGCCGATGTCCATCATGTCGCCACGCTCAACATACAACTGACAGTCCTGACAGTATGTGTAGTCATCGTCGCAATCTGAACAGAAGTATTTAGCGTTACCTGTTGCTAATGCTTCATGGATGTCTCGGCGTCGCCAGTATGAAGTGTTCTCGTCAAGACGAATAACTAATGCTTCAATTAGATGCTCGTCTTGGCAGATACAGCACTCGGCTAGTAGGCTTGGTGGCTCTGTTGTTGTTTCTTGTGTTGTCATTGTACCCTCCTGGGTGTTGTGTTTTTATTTGTTGTGTAAGAGGTCTTACACGGTTGGTGGATATTCAAGGTAGTCAAATCGTCAATGATTACTGGGGTTTGTGGTAGACATTTCCGTTTATGTCACACAGCCTCCTGTCAAAGATAGGTGAGATACGCCACGCCAAGCCGACATTGTTGTCACGCTCAAAGGAAAGCAAATCATCTTCCTCAACATAAGTTAGATGTTCAGTCTCCGTGTTGATTACTTGCCAACACTTAGGCTTGACACCTCCCTTGCGTGCTCGTTCCACACAACGAGCGAGGTCGTTGTCGTACTGCTTGCGTGATGAGGTATTCTGTGATTTCATTTATTTATCTCCTAATTGTATTGTAAGCCAGTCGTCTCCAACTGTTTGTTGTAGCATCTCGTCAAACTCAAGTGACCAGAATTGGTTTGTTGACAAATCAACACCCAAGCCATGCAGAACAGCATCATACATCATGACAATACTCTGCATAGTTTCCTCAAGTGTCTCTTTGCGTGACGCATTGTAAACAACCGCTTGAGTAGTTGTCTCCTCAATGGTAGCAAAGAAATCAGTCCTACCATCATAATACGAAATATTAGTTTGCATTTCTTGCAAGTCAGCCAACGCTTTATGCGCCAAACTTTCCTGATGTCTAGTGTTACTCCACCTATCTCTAAGTGTGCAATACAAAGTAACCAACCTAGTTAGTTCCTCTGATACTTGTTGTGTTAGTGCACCGTTGTCCATTTTATTTATCTCCTAGATATGTGTTGTTGTATTTGCTAAGTAAGCGGTCAAACAATAAAGCATAAGCCTGCTCGTCATCTTGCTGTACCTCTAATGGTGTGTCAATAATCTTGTGCCAAGTACCCGTGTCATCATTCCATAATGGTTTGTTGTACGGAACATTCACAGAACTGTCTAGTGCGAAAGACACAACACCATCAGTGATTGTGGCTCGCACCATAAAGTAATGCTCGTAGTTATTAGTAGTCATTGTCGTCCTCCTCAAAGGTGAATGTTTCATAGTCTGAAAGGAAGTCTCGCAGACGGATAGGTTGCTCATCTGAATAACGGTCGATGTCTAGTTTGTGTAAACATTGTTCAAGGAACCACATAGTGTGGTTTCGTAGTCGCATCTTTACAGGTGTAAAGAATAGAGTGAAGCGTAAACGCCTGTTCATATTGGTAGGATACTTTCTGTTAGGTGGAATATGATGTGTACGAATACACAGAAGGTAAAGTGTTGTACAAAGTGTTTCATCACTTGACCTCCTTTCTCTTAGTTGGGTATGGCTTCCACTGTGACTTGTGATGACCGCTATCGCAACGATTACGGCAACAGAAGTCAATCTTCTTTGAACGCACAGGCTCAGACCAAGTGTACTTGTCATAAGACTCCCACAGGCTTGGTTCTTCCTGATACATATTGAGAACGCTGATGATGTGATTGTACTCACTATCAACATAGTCCGCAATGTCTGCGATACCTGTTTGCCACTCAGGTATTCCTTTTGTTACTGACATATTGCTATGTCCTTTCTACTATCTGACCTATCATCAGCAACCACCTAAGGTTGTACGCCTCACGGCGTTTCAAGGAATAAGATACTGTGTAAGAGGTCTTACACAAACTACTGAGCGTAGTCAGCAGTATCGTCAAACGATTCTGTGTCAGGCTCTGACTCGGTGATGACTGGCATCAACAAGTTAATCATTGCTTCATACTCTGCGAGTATGTTCTGCTCTACTTCTGTTGGCAACATGGCTTTCTCCTTTCCTTGTAGATTTCCAATAAACCCATGCATACAAGTTGTGTATTAATTTGCTTTAATCTCTTTAGCAAAAGCAACACACATATCATAATGAACAGCATCTGAAACACTGTCAGCGAAATCCCACCATTCACGATGTGCTTTCTTCATCATTCCCTTGTCTCCAAGTTCGTACGCACGCTGGCAAGCGACACCATGAGCCGTTGCCACC